ACACTTGACGACAAGTCAGAGTGTGTCGGCATCTACACCAACGGAGCCCTTCATTTTGATGGTATCCCTGGTGGGCTGACCAAGACTTGGAAGTACACTGGATCCATTCAGGATCCTACAATCAAATATGCTTGGCTTTACACAACTGGAAAGAATCTTCAGGAAGCTTGCCCCGAAAGCCTAAAAGAAGAATTGAACGAGGTTCAGAAAACCTTCAAGGCTTATTTGCTTTCGTTTAAGATAGCTCGCATTGACTTGCGACAGAACTGCTTCTTTGATCTCGTCCCATCGGACTTTTTGATGCAGTTTTGTGAGGTTCGTAACAAGATCACCGAGCACGTTTTCGACACTTGTAAGCAGCCAGCCAATTATAATCAGCTAGACAAGATCTACAAGCTAATCCACAAGATAAGCTACCAGAAGCTCAACATCAATGTAGATGGCTGTCGTCACCTGATGACCTCCACAAGCGACCGAGAAGACATCAAGAACCTTGTAAAAAACAAGTCGCACTACGTGAGCTATAACCTTTTTGGAACGGTTACGGGGCGTCTCACAACCCAGAGAGACAGCAATCCGATCCTAACTATGAAGGCGAAGTTCCGAGAACTCATCAAACCAACAAACGACTGGCTTGTGTCTCTGGATTACAATGGAGCAGAGGTCAGAACTTTCTTATCTCTCTCAGGACACGAACAACCACAGGAAGACATTCATAGCTGGAACATGAGACACCTCTACGGAGGATCTCCCGTAGATCGTGATGAGGCAAAGGTAAGATTCTTCTCCACCCTCTACAATGTCAACGACATGTCGCTCAACGGCTCTGTTTACAGCCGCGAAGGCGTGCTTTCTGAGTTCTATAAGGGCGGAAAGGTCAACACTCCGACAGGAAGGCAGATTGAAGTAGAACAGCGTAAGGCACTGAGCTACTTGATTCAAAGCACGACATCGGACTTGACCCTAGACCGCGCTGTGGCGCTGGATAAAGCCCTGGAAGACACAAGATCAAAGGTAGCGTTCATCGTTCACGACGAGGTGGTGCTAGATATAGCGGAAGAAGACAAAGAGAGAATTCCAGAACTGAAAGCTATGTTTGAGAACAATAGTTTAGGTAAATTTATGGCTAACATCAAGGCAGGCAAGGACTATGGGAACTTAAAAGAGTTGAAGCTATGATTTCGCTAATAGGCATAGGCGAAGCTGGCTGTAATGTGGTCTCTCTGTTTGAGAACCATAGAGAATACAACTGCTTTTTGTTCTCAGAAGGTCAGGAGAATACGAAATACACACGCAAACTATCAAAAGTAGCAAAAGCAGAGGATTGCGAGGGAAAGGCACCCAAACTATCCTCGTACAAGACGGAAGAGGCAATACAAGAAAGAGTGCAGGTGTTCCTTTGTGGATCATCTTTCTCTGCGAACTACACACTTGCGATTCTACAGCAAATAAGAGATAGAGAGATAGACATCTTCTATATCAAACCAGATGTAGATCTCTTGATTGGTAACTCAAAGCTACAAGAGCGAGCGATCTTTGGTATTTTACAGGAGTATGCCCGTTCTGGTTTATTCAAGAGCTTCACGATCTTGTCCAACCCTTCAATCGAGAAGACAATAGGCGAAATCCCAATAAAAAAATACTTTGATACAATCAATAAAAGCATCTACTATGCGGTTCATTACCTAAATGTGTTCGATCATACGACTCCGCTTGTAGGTAATCTTTCCAAGCCCTCAGGTGTCCAGAGAATCCGCTCTGTAGGCATAGTCTCAGTTGATAAACTAACTGAGAATTGGTACTACAAATTAGAGGAAGATCGTGACGTAGCATACTACTTATGTATAGCAAATGAGCGCTTGGAAACGGACGGAAAACTCCACTCCCGAGTGGTCGAGAGCCTAAAAAACAAACCCCGAAACGCATTCAAAAATGTGACCTATGGAATCTATGAGTCGCCTTATGAAACCGACTTCGGATTCTGCGTGGCTCACACAAATTTCGTTCAAGGACAAAAACTACTTGACAGCAAAGGCTGATCACGTTACTTTATAGATGAGCAAGAGAGAAGCTCACAGACATGCTCTCAAAAAAATACTCTTGACAGGCTATGATCAGAGTGTTACATTAAGATGGTAAGGAACGCTTACTATACTATACCCAACAACAAGGAGACTACAATGGGAATTAACATGGAGCTAATGCGGAAGAAGCTCGCCGCACTACGAGGAAATGGAAAGAGCGACAGGTCAAGCGTCTGGTTCAAGCCAGAAGAGGGCGACACTGATGTGCGAATCGTCCCTGCCAAGGACGGAGACCCTCTGAAGGAGGTGTTCTTTCACTATAACATCGAAGGACATCGCGGCGGCGTTATGTGCCCTAAGCGTAACTTCGGTGAGGCGTGCCCAATCTGTGATTTCGCTTCACAGCTATGGAAGGACGGCACCGAAAACAACGACGAGGAGACTAAGAAGCTTGCTAAGTCTCTCTTCGTTCGTAATCGTTACTTCTCACCAGTAGTGGTGCGAGGGCTTGAGAGCGAGGGCGTGAAGGTCTATGGTTACGGCAAGCAGGCTTATGAGCTTCTGCTGGGTTACATTCTAGACCCCGAGTATGGCGATATCACCGACCCGCAGGGCGGCACTGACATCACCATCACTTACACAAAGCCGACTGCTCCGGGCGCTTACCCGAAGACAAACATGAAGATGCGTCGTAACACCAGTTCGCTTCTGCCAGACGCAGATGCCATCCCTGGTCTGCTTCAGAACATGCCCGACATTGATGGACTGTTCACTCGTCACACCCCCGACGAAGTAGCAGCCATTCTTGATAGTATGCTCTCTGGCGACAAGTCAGCAGAGAGCCGCTCAAGAGAGACAACGCAGTACAATCAGGGCGATAAGTCCAGTGTTGATAAGGCATTCAACGAACTAATGGCTGGCTAGTAAAAGCTCCAAGCTCCAGTCTGCCCCCACCCCTAAAAAGGTGGGGGTTTTCTGTTGCGCCTTTGGAGTTTCTGTGTTATAATTACTAATGGGCTTTGTCCCAAAATTAAAGAAAAATAAAGAAAAGAAAAGTTAAAAATAAGGAGAACTTAATGGCTAAAGCAAAAGCTAAGGCTGGACGTGTATCTATGTCCGATCTTAGAGCGATGATAAACAAAAAGGCAGGTCGCAATGTCGCTCACGACCTACGAGAAGATAATCCCACAGAAGTAAAGCAGTGGATCCCAACAGGATCCCGATGGCTTGATTCTATCGTTTGTAAGGGAAAATACGCTGGCATTCCTGTCGGCAAGGTAACAGAGTTAGCTGGCTTAGAAGCGACAGGAAAATCATTCCTCGCCGCCCAGTGTGCCGCAAACGCACAGAAGATGGGGATTGGTGTAATTTACTTTGATTCCGAGTCCGCGATTGATCCAACCTTCTTGGAGAAGGCTGGGTGCGATATTGGAGCTATGATGTATGTTCAGGCTCAATCAGTAGAGTTTGTGCTTGAGACCATAGAAGAGTTATTGGGAGCAGCCGATGAACAATTACTATTTATTTGGGACTCTCTAGCATTCACCCCGTCAGTTTCAGATGTAGCAGGCGACTTCAACCCTCAATCATCAGTAGCAACCAAGGCTCGCATTCTTGCGAAGGCGATGTCAAAGTTGGTTATTCCACTCGCAGATAAGAAGGCCACATTTCTTGTTCTCAATCAGTTGAAGACCAACATTCCACATGGACCGATGGCACGCCAGATTGCGATGACCACGCCTTACATCACCCCAGGCGGAAAGGCTATGCACTATGCTTACTCTCTCCGCATCTGGCTTACAGGTCGTAAGAGCAAGGCAGCCTATGTGCTTGATGATAATGGTTTCCGAATTGGTTCAGAAGTCAAGGTCAAGCTTGAAAAGTCTCGCTTTGGAACACAGGGTAGAACTTGTACCTTCCGAATCTTATGGGGAACAGAATCAATTGGTGTGCAGGATGAAGAGTCGTGGTTTGAGGCTCTGAGGGGCTTTATGACTGTTGCGGGCTCTTGGTATACCTTGACACGCGGAGAATACTCCAAGAAGTTCCAACCCAGCAAATGGGTCGAGACCCTACAAAATGATCCAGAGTTTAAACAGCACGTTATAGATTTTATGGACGAAGTAGTAGTTCAGAAGTTTGATAAACGCGAAGGCGAAGCATCAGACTTCTATGAAGTAGACGCCGAGGTAGACAAAGCCTCTTGACAGACAGCCTCCAGCCCGTTATATTATGGGCTGGAGGTAATCTATGAAGCGTGTACTCGTAATCGACGCCCTCAATATGTTTTTGAGGGCGTTTATTGTTGATCCCAGCCTGTCTAACCACGGGCAGCCTATTGGTGGGATTAAGGGATCTATCAAGATCCTACAGAAACTGGTTAGAATGACAAATCCAAATGAGATTGTGATTTGTTGGGATGGACCAAACGGATCTCAAAAGCGCAAGGCTATGAATTCGTCTTACAAAGAAGGTCGGAAGCCTCTGCGCCTGAATCGTTCTGTTCACAACCTAACAGAGAACGAAGAGATACAAAACAAAGTCTGGCAGCAAATGCAGATTATTGAGTATCTAAACCAGATGCCAATCATCCAACTTATTCTTGAGAGAGTTGAGGCTGACGACATCATCTCTTATGTCTGTAATTCATCACATTACAAGGGTTGGCAGAAAGTAATTGTCTCAAATGACAAAGACTTTTTACAGCTTTGTGACGAAGAGACTGTGGTTTATCGCCCAACCACAGATAAGATTGAAACCAAGAAGACTGTGATTGAGTCTATGGGGGTTCATCCCACCAACATGGCGCTCGCCCGCGCTATGGACGGAGACGCCAGCGACAATCTTCCAGGCGTCAATCGTGTTGGAATGAAGACGATCGCCACCAAGTTGCCGTTTATGAAAGACGAGCGAACCATTACGATCGACGAGCTACTTGATTACTGTGAGAGCATTGATTCAAAGCTGAAAGTCTACAAGAACATCTCAGAGTCAAAAGCACTTATCGAACACAACTATCAGATGATGCAGTTGTATGCTCCGCTGATCTCCATCCAGGGCAAGCAGACTATTGACTATGCCCTTGAGAACTTTGAGTGCGAGTTCAACAAGACCGAACTGCTAAAGCTTATGATGAACGATGGTTTCGGAGAACTCAACTGGGAAGAACTAAAGGGATTCCTTAATAGAATTTCTAGGGAATGTAAAGAGAAATAACACTATTTACTACCGAGGT